TTGATAAATACTTTGCCATTTTTTCTATATTTTTAAATTAGTAAAAAAACTACCTCTCGTAGGTAGTTACTATCTGTAAAGATAAGCAAAAAAAAAGAGAGTGCTGTGAGCTCTCTCTTTCTTATAAACTGTGTGCCTACACCCGAATATTTATTTCAACTTTTCTAACATTGTCAAAGTACTAACTCCTTCATCAGTTTTAAAATATTGACCTATAATAGCATTTTTATCTTCACCAAAAGGAACCGTCATCATTCTTTTCTTATTACTCTTAGTGTTGAAATGAACATTTTGGTTCTTCATCATTAACTTACCTTCATCAAAAAATGATTGAACTTTGGCTTGTAATTTCAACATAGGGTCGTTAAGTATACTTAAAAACACTTCAGGTTCTGTTTTAGCAAAAACTAAAATATCTCTTCTTAATTCCGCTGTAGAAATTTTTGTTACATCTCTACTAAATAACACTCTCCCTACATTTTCCATTTGAGAAATTGATAAAGCGCGGGCCTCTACTAATGCATCTACTTGAGCACTTAGTATTTCAACATCTTGTGTTGCATCTCTTTCAGTGTTTACTTTACGAAATAGACTATTATAGCCAGGATGAAATTCTAAAAATTGTTGAAGCATAGGATTTGTAGATGGTACATTTAACATACCATCTTCAAAAATTATGGGCTCCAAAACTTTATTCCCATCTTGTTCGTCTACAAAAATTGATTTTTGATTTTTAGCGTAACAAAGTTCTCTATTAATTTGTTTTTCATCATCCCAATACAGTAGCGTATTTCTTTTGTTATGATGAGTCGCTAACATAAAAGCTAGCGGAGATTTTCCGCTGGATAAGACATACGTCTCGTTTTTTAATATTTTCTTTTTCATTTTATTTAAATTTAATTTGATTAAAAAAAAGGGAGGAGGATTAACTCCTCCCCTTAGTTATTTACTCTTCTTATGATTTAAATAAGAAGAAGTTATTTGCACCTAATGTACATACACATCTTTCAGATAAGAAGTTGACGTTCATTACGTCATCGCCACTTGTTGCAGCTCCTCCTGCTCCACCAGTTATCCACGTTTTATATCTTCTATCTTCAGTTTCTGAAGCTCTATATCTAACGTGTAAAAATGGTCTCTTAGCATTTTTACCTAAAATTTGGTCATATACAGTAGTTGAACCTGCTGGTACCATTAAGCCATTAACGGCTCCACCAACAACTCCACCTCTCATTGTAGGGTCATTTAGATATTTCCAGTCTGACTTATAGAAGTCGTAACCTCTTCTAAATCCTCTGAATCCTAAATTTAAAGCCATCTCCTCGTCATTATCAAATAATCCGTAAGATGAACCTCCACCGCCATAAGAGTTTTGTGAAGCTAACATATCGTCAATATCAAATCCAAAGCCTCTGTTTAAGAAAATTACATTTTCTTCAATAGAGCCTTGCTTATCTAATCTTTCGATAATTTGGTCAAATTCACTTAATGCGACTGGATTACCTCCAGACCATACATTACCTCTTGTTCCAACTACGTAAAAGACACCTTCAGAACCTTTATTTCCCACGGGAGCAGCTGCTGCAATTGCACCTGAAGCCGCTTCTGCTGGAACTGCTTCCACCATTGCTGTCTCTAGATAGTCGTCAAAACGTAATCTTGTATCGTGCTCTGATTTTAAATACCATAGGTATCCACTTGCACCATCTTCACCTGTTACTTCAATCCATCCGATTTGAGCCATATCTGAACCATTTACTCTATAAGTATCTTTTAAGATAATTGGAGTGTTGTTAAAGATAGAGTCATCAGAAATTAAAGTTTCAGCCATAGATGCTTGTCCTTTTGCAAATTCAGAACCATATACAAACACTGAACAAGCCACGGCTGCTGCCATAGTTTGACCTCCAGCTTCGTAATAAGCAACAGTAAATGTTCTAGCCCCATAATTAACGGCTGTAACAATTGCTTTATTACTTAATGCAGAACCTGCTGTTTCATCAGATATCATAACTGTTTGACCAATTCTTATCGCAATTCCTCCTGCTGCTCCAGTTTGTGGCTGTGTAGCTGGGTCTATTTGCGCTGCTGGAACTGTCCAAGTAGCTGTATCTTGAGCTGCTGCTTGAGCTGAAGTTACCCCTGTATATTTAGTGTGTAATCTACCTTGCTCTGCCCAGATAATTTTATCCGAGTTAGAAGGCATTTCAGCACCTACCATTCGTAAGAATGAAGATACTGTTCTGTTTCCATAACGCTCAAATTCCTTTTCATAAGTATCGGGTAGATAAGTACTCAAGAAATCAAAGCTGCTAATGTAATTGGTGGATGTTGTAATCTGCTGAGCACTAGGCTGCAACTGATAATTTAACAAGCCACCTGTTTCAATACTTCCTGCCATAATTTCAAATTTTTATTAATTATTACTATTTTCTCATTCTAGAACTTTTAATCTGTAACCTGTTTCCAGAGTCTGGATTAATAGTTCTAATGTTCATTCCTCCTTTTGAAACAACTTCTGGACTACTACGTAAGTTCATATTAATATTTTTAGTCTTACGAGCATCCGTTTCAATTGCTTCTGCTTTCCCTTGTTCATAAAAGAACTGGGCAAACTTTTCGGGATTCATCGCTAATGATAACGCCTTATGATATCCTTGTGCATCTTCCATTAAACCATCCTTATTTAAATATTTTTGAACAAAGTTCATAATATTAGATTGGGAATTTTTTAATTCCGATGTCTCACCTGGATTATACGTTACACTATTTTCACCTACCTTAAACTCAAAACCTTTGAACTTATCGGAAAATACTTCATCTGTCTTTTTCGCAAACCAATCAAACTTTCGTTTTTGTTGTTCAGTCTGCGTTTTCGCATCATCAACATATTGTCTATACTCTTCTAATTGTTTTTTAGTGTCTTCAGATACAACATCCTGTCTTGACTCAAGTGGCTGTCGGTACTTATCTTTCTCTTCGTTAAAAAACCTTTTAGCTTTGACAATTTTTCTTTTCTTTGCTAGCTTTTTCTTTTTTATAGTTGATTCATCATCTATCTCTGTGTCAAAGGTGTAATCATCCATTAAGGCTTCTACATCTTCTTCATCAATAGCTTCTTCACTGGCTAAAAAATATTCAGCTAACAAAACTTCAGGATTCATTTCATCAAAATCGCGATTAAGTTTTACATAATCCTCAATTCCTCTTCCTGTATCCTTTTTATATTTAAAATACGCTGCGACATCTTCAGGAAGCTCTTCCTTAGTTTCTCGCTTAGCCATTAAATCATCAAATGATTCTATTGGCCTATCGTATCTATTTCTTATATATTCAAGAACATCTTTTTCTTGCAGCTCGGCTGGAGCTTCTGTCGTAGGTTCTCCTTTTACTTCTTCACTAGTAGTAGGAACCTCATTAACTTGTTCTTGAACTTGTTGTTCGCTTTGTTTTGCTTCGTTTTCTTTGAGTAGTTTTTCTTCTACTTGTGCTGTAGACTTTTGGTCTGCAGACACTTCTTTAAATTTTAATTTCATTTGATTTAATTTTTACAAAGTTAGTAATTTAATTATTGTTTATTCTAGGTCTATCTAGGCTCGAATTCTGCCAAGTCAAATCCATCTAAACTATCTTCATTAGATTCAAATTTTTGAGGCGGTAAATTATTCCTTCTCTGGTTTATAAGCCTAGACTGTTCAGTATTAGCTTGACTAATCCTGTCAGCTTTAGAGGTTTCCCGCTGTAACTCTCTATCTTTTAACCCTCTTTCACTTATATCATTAAGTTGTTGGTTGTATCCAAATTCCCTATCCATAAGTGTTCCTTTTAATTGAGCTTCTGCATTTAATCTTTCTATTTCAAAAGCTATCTTAGCTTGTTCTAATTGTATTTTAGCTTGAGTTTCAGCTTGTATTTTTTGCATAGCAGTTTCTGCAGCCATCTGTTGCGACTGCATTTGTAGCTGACCTTGCTGCTGTTGTTTTTGCATTTCAAATTGCCTATCACTTTCTTCTTTAGCTTTACGCTTCATTTTAAGTAATTGATTAGCTAATTTTAAATTATGTATTTCTCGAATATCAATTGCATCTTCCAGATTAATATCTTTTTGCTGTAATGCCATTTGTATATTACCTTCAAGCTGGGCTTTTTCTTCCGCATCGGGGGTAATTTCAATAAATATACCAAAGTCATAAATATATAAGTCATTCATTTCTTCTAATATAGAAACATTATATTTTCCTATTTGGTTAGAGAATTCGTCTTTAAACTCTGCATATTCTAATATATCAGCCATTCTATAAGATAATCCTTCGGCTAAAGTTCTATATAAATATAACGAAGCGTCTAAAATATGGCGCGTTGCTGTATTCGAATTTAATGCAGCTAGTTTTTGAATTCCTACTAACGCATTAGAATCTGGCTTAGTGCCATCTTTTGCCTCACTTAATCCTGTTACTTGACGAATCATATTTATATAATTATTCATATTCGTAATTAACATTTGAGTTTTATTAGCTCCTGAATTAGAGGTTAATTGTTGAATTGGAATTTTACCTTGATTGTAATCTCCTTCTTGAGTATAACTTCTACCCACTACACTACCTGTTTGAAAATATAAACGTAATGCATCTTCTGGATTATAAGCATTTCCTGTTCCTAAGTCAACTTCATTTAAACCATCTGCATCAATATAAACACCATCTGGGACAACTCTTGATATTACTTGCTGTAATTTTAAATGTGTAAGTTGTATTAAATCGGCAAAAGGAATCATTCTTTTAGTTAAAGACTCTATAGCACCTTTGTACATTCTTGGGGATGTGGCTACATAACTTGGTAAAGCAGATTGAGATGCGGATTTTGGTCTAACCATATTTTCCATTAACTCCCATTTCAACATTATGTTAGTTCCCATCACCATAATACCATCATACCAAACATCAATAGTTTTAGTGATTTTAGTAAAACTATTTTCTTCCATCATTTCTTCTGGAGGGTTAAATGAATCGTCTTTTTCTATTATTCGGGTAGCTCCATTTTCATTTACTTTCTTTTTGTAAACATATTTTTTTGTAGTCTTGTAATTAAAATACATTAAAGTACAAGTGTCTCTATAAAATATATCGTTTTCATAATACTGTGCTACATTAAAATAATCATACCACATTTGGCTATACTGACTTATTTCTTCTAAATCTTCTTTATTTAAAGATTGGTCAATTTTCATTAACTCCGTTATAGCCACAGTTTTAATTTCTCCCCAATAAAAACAATCTTTGTATTGTGGGTCTTCAGTATAACTATGAACTAAATTAGCAGGGTCTACATATTTTATTTCAACCCCAGCTCCAGGTAAGAATTCGTGTTTTGCACACGATAATCCTAAAACAGTAAGGTCATAATCTAAACGTCTACGAATATCCTCATAATGGCTCATAGAAAATAAAGTATCAATTCCTTCTTCTTCAGCAATTTCAATAGCTGGCTTATAATTAAGCTGCATATATAATGAAAGCTCCTCGTCTGTATTAGGTAAATCTTCAGGAGACATAGTAAATGGATTTGCCCCTGTACCTTTTTGTATAACAGTTAATAATTCTTTAGATACCATTTGCGCTTCTATCATATCCTGATATTTGCTTCTTTTAGATTGTGATAAAGCATCTTGAGCGTATGCGTTTACCTTAAACAATCGGTCACTCATTCCGTTTACCACTAAGTCAACAAACTTAGGGATTATAGGAACAATACTCCAATCTAAATTTAGATAAGATAAATCTCCATCTACCGCTAATTCATTTTTATATTTGGCTATAGGCTGCTCTCCTCGCGCATACAGCCTTAATCTGTTAAAGTCTCGCCATCGACTATAATATCTACACGAACTTGAATCTTTTCTAAACCACTCATATTGAATAGCCTGTCCTATCATTAATCCATACTCATCAGTGGCTTTTTTTGAATCTGAAACAAACTGACTTGGGAAACTCGTGTCGGATATATTTATTCTAATATCTTTCATTTATTGTAATAATTCACTGTATACTCCTTTATTCGCATATCTTGCAAAGTTAATGCTTATTTTTGATTGTTTTTTAACAGGGGTGTAAAGGTGTTTTTGGTTAGCCATTATAGCTAAGCCCGAGCTAATAGCAGCATCATATTTAGTTCTATTATTAATATCAAATTTTGCCCAATCTTCCAAACTTCTGTTAAAAAGCATATCTCCCATTTCGTCTGCACCTCTAAATGAGCCTTGTAAGTCTAAACCTACATATTTTTCAATATAAGACTCAATTGCAGCTGCGTGAGATTGCTTTACATCTTCGCTGGAATTAGGTATGCCTCCTAATTCTTTTTCTGTTTTAGATAATTTGTTGTATATTTTATCTGGACGATTTAAACTAAACCCCCTATAGCCTCTATTTTTAAAATGATATAAAATGCGTGGTTTATTATTTTCACAAAGCAATGGCATACCATAAAATATACAAGCCATTAGTACATCTTCAAAAAATATTTCTGCCGTCTGAGGTCGAGCAACATATTCTAAAAAGAAAGAGTTACTCGGAGCTTTATCCATATTGAATTTAGTCATTCCGTGTAAAGCTCCATTTGACCCTCTACCTCCCACCGTTCCTGAAATATCATATGAGTCACATCCAAAAGACCCAATATGTTCATTAGCTGGATATTTAATTCCATTCTTAGATAAAGTTTTGTTGCGTAATCCATATTCAGGAATCCACGTTAAATTAAACCTTCCTTTTTTATTAGGGCTAAAGATTACTTCAGTATCTTTAATCCCGTCTTTCCATCTAAAATTTCCCACAGAAATATGCTGCTCCATAATCAAAGAGTCATTATAATCTATCTGTTGATATATTTTAGTTAA